TTCTTTTTTCTGTTCAGCATAATCTAAAGCTGTTTTTAAACGTTTTTTTACTTCTGGATCTTTTGATCTCTCATAAGCTGCTCTAACACGTTGGTGAATTAAATTAATTACCTGAGATTGGCGAGCGTGTGGCTTTGACTTAAAAGATGCTTTAGAAAACGTATCTATAATATCCTGTTTAGTAGAGAATTTTACTTTAACTGTATCGCTTGGATCTTCATCAGTGTATAATCTACGAGATGATCCTTTTGGTTTTTTACCTGTACCTGTTTTAGGATCTGCTTCCTCTAAACCACCAG